GTTGACTCATAGAATGAGTTGTATTCGTCTTCTGTATACTTGTTTGTAAAAATCGGAACCGATACTCCAAAGTAATCTAGGATTTTTGCTTGCAAGAATTCCAGAGTATCTTTATCGATCAGTTTCGGATCAACTTCTAAAGGAATATATTCCGATTTCAAATCAATAGGTATAATTGAACTACCTTTCAAACTTACGGATTCGGATAGTGCAGCATCGAATAATTCACGTTGTTTTTTCTTATCAGTTTCTGATAACATTCCATTCATCTTCAAGATACCTTTGATTTGCATTGAAGATTTGATGGCATTATCGATTCCTTGAAGCAGACTATCATTGATAGATATCGTTTTTAGTATTGCTTCATGATCCCCAGTTGAACCAGTTCCACCAAAGATATCATTTTGTCCGAAATGTCGTCTTAAATGAATGACATTATCGTATGGTAAGATATAAGATTCCCCATTATCAAATAAGAACTTGATGAAATAAGTATCAGCACTATCTACTATCATTTCGACCGTTATTGGTCTTAATGGATAGATACCTTTTAGTTCACCTGAATCCTTATCAAACTTCGGATAAACAAATGCATTATCATTTAATAAGAGTAATGTAATTGTCTTGTAGATGAAGTCATAAGGTGTCATAATCTCATTTGGTTTATACTTCAATAAAAAAGACAGCCTACCTTTTTTCTCGGTTACTGTCTTATCGTTTTCGGTTTTTATAAATCTTGGTTTGAGTTTCGCACATTGGCTTGCGACTCGATTAATACATATTTTAACCACATCACTCTTTGAAATATTTGTACCAAATGGTGTGTAAAATGTATTTAAATTACTGATTAACTGGAGTGCATCAAATGATCCAGTTTTGATTTTTCTTTTAAATAAGGCCATGAGCACCTCCGTCACATTGTTCTATTTTTCCTAATTCTTGATTCAATTTCATCCTTGTCAATTAAAAATAGTTCATTTATAACTGTTTGATAATTTATCAGTCTTGATTCTTCCGACTTTAAATTTTCCTTCTTTAATAGTTGAAAAATATCTCCACCATATAAATTCAAATTGTTTTCTAATTGTAATAACGAAAAAACAGAAATACTACTCTTAATATAATCTTTGGTAAAGTCATAACCTTTTTCTTTTGATTTAGTAAAAGCTAAATCAAAACACATCTCTAAGTTGAAATAAAAGTCATCGTATAGTACAACCATACCAAATGTATTTTCAAGATCATATTTTTTTATTATTCTATTCATTTCATTATTTGTCATATCTACAATATTTCTTAAAATTTGAATTATAGCATCCGCTACTCTAACATAGGAACTATTAATTGCCTCTTCATCAAAAGATCTTAATTTTAGACTTTGATTGAATAATTTTGATTCTATAAAAACAATTTTATCATCCGAATGTATTATTAAATCCGAGCTCTTTTTATTTTCTTTACTATATGTAAATTCACTTATTTTATTGAAAGAGTTTGTTACTAATGAATTATCTGAAATATATTTTAAATACTCTTCCATTACATTTTTGCCGATTTTTTCTCTTAGCGTATTGTTCTCATTCGTTAATCTAAACATTAAACTTCGTGTACATGAATAGGGAATATAAGGAGCATATGGAATAAACATTTTCTCATTATAATCGACAATTGGGTATTTAATAAGGAGATTCAAATCAAAAAATATATTTCTTGATAAATCTAACCCTAAGTTCAATTCATTATATTCTTCTATAAATTCATCTGGTTTTCTTTTTAAATGGTTTATTGCCATTTTTTCATTTTCATCAAAAATTAAATTCATGTATTCTTCTAATGTACTCATTTTATAAAATTCAGTTGTTGCCCATGCAGACAATAAAAATGATATTTTAATAAAAGATTTATACTCCACGTTAAATTTTTGAATAAACTCATGATTCATATCGAGATTATTTGTCTTATAATTAAAAAAATAATTGTAACGATAAAATAATATTTTATAGTCAATTTGTGTTTCAATTTGCAAGAAAGAAAGTCTAGAAATCACTTCATCAATTCCGATTTCTTTAGTGTTAAAAAAATCATTATTTCGTAAATATTCAGTTGATTTTAATAACCATTTTCTACTAGAACGATAAAATTCATTTGTAGGCATTATTACAGATCTAAATGCTATTAACTCTAGTTCATAATTGGCAGGTTTATCGTTATACATTTTCCCATCAAATATTTTAGGTTTGTTAACATCAAATCTATTTCTTGATTCGTCTTGGCAAACAATCAATCTATCATGCATAGGATTTCTTTTAATAATCTTATCAAATTCATTAATACTCATAATATAGATCACCCTAGTAAATTATATCATATTTTCGTAATCAGTTTTATACCTATTTAAGACTACATAAGCAATGATTAAAGCCACGGTTCCATCAATTCTCTTATACTTCGAGTTTAGCTTTGATGGTTGAATGTTCCCATTAAGATCAACCTTCGCTTGTGTGTTTGCTAAACACCATTTCATAATAGGATTATTATTATAGTTTACCAAGTTGTTCTTTAAATCTGCTTCCATAATTTTCATGGGTTCTGATAATGAGTAGATGCCTTGTCTGACCTTTTCCATATTAAAACCTAGATCTTCCATTTCTTTAATCCAATATTGTGAGTTCCACGGATCAAAACCTACCCATAAAGGTCGTATCCCATAGGTTTGAATCATCTTCATGAACCATTTAGTAACTAGACTAAAATCATTTTGATTACCCTCAGTGAGTGTTACAAAACCTTTCTTTATCCAAATGTCATATGGGACATTATCTTCTTTGATTCTTTTTTCTACAACTTCACTCGGCATAAAAAAATGTGGAATGACATATTTTATACTGCTTTCTCGTTTTTGAATAACAAGTACAGCAGCTGTTAAATCAGTCGTTGAAGATAGATCCACACCACCTATTGCATATAAATCTCTTAGATCATCAATAGAGTATTTGTCTTCATTGTTTAAATCATCAAATGATAACCAGGACCCTGAATCAGCTTGTTTGATATTAAAGTCTTTACAAAGCATCGTGACTCTCGTTGAAAGATCATGCTTTGACTTATTCATAACATCTTTTAAATAATTATTAAGTTTTACTACTCCTAGACTTGGGTTTGATTTCTGCCATGTCGAAGGATCCTCATATATTTCCTTAGTTGAATCTTGAGTATATAACCATGGGAGCACTCTGTTATCCTGTATTTCATTCTTTAACATCTTTCTAGCATAATCTAGTTTATTATCTAAAAAACCACCAACGGTTGTCCCTTCGGTGGTTATGATGAATATAAGTGGTTCTTTCTTTGTTGATTGTGATTGTTTAATCGCATCATAGACTTTGGAATCTGTCATTTCATGCACTTCATCAATACAACCAACTTCGATATTGTACCCATCTTTATTTCTTGATTGGGCAGATAACTTCTTAATCTTATTCTTGGTCTTTGGAGAATAAATGTGATAGATGTTCTTCTTGCTTCTAGTTTCTTTTGACAAAGCTGGTGATTGCTCTCGCATATTATTGATTTCTTCAAAAAGGATGTTAGCTTGTTCGGTTGTATTAGAAGCACATACAATATCCACACCACCACGTGATAGAAAGAACTCTGCTAAGTCTATACCTGCAACGAAAGTAGTCTTTCCGTTCTTACGAGCAATGAGTAATATGACTTCATTAAATCTACGCAATCCTGAGTCAGCCATCTTAAATCCATAGGCAGTTTGTAGTAATGCTTTCTCCCATAATTCAAGAATAAAAGGCATACCATTAAATGGTGACTTAGTATGCTTACAAAAAGTTTCTATGAAATCAATTCTTAAGTTCCCGGGTTGTTCATCAAAACTATAGAGAGGATTATTCATGTCTTGAATAAGCTGATCTAGTTGTCTTTTTAATTCTTCTCCAGCGATGATGTTCCCATTATTAATTTCATTGTAGTATTCAATTAGATAGTTCATTCACTTGCTCTCTTAAGAAATTCATCAAAAGCATCATCTCCATCATCTACTTGTGTTCCTAGAATACTGTTTAGTGTCTTGATGACAGTTCCATATGAATTCACAAGTTTTGTATAATATTTGGCTGCCTCAGATTGTCGTTGCATACCTTTATTTGATATTTGGATAGCACCATATTTTGTAATCTGATCTTGCAGCTTATCAAGTTCCACTTTCATAAATGCAGCTTGATAAATTAAGTTATCTACTAGTTCTGTCTTTGATTCATCGACCAAAGAAAAAAGCGACTTTAATCGCTTGTATTCTTTTTCTATCATTGTTACTCCATAAGGTCGACAAAATACTTTTTGTCTTTATCTTGAAGTAACTGATTGAACTTTTTATACTTCTCACTTCTAAACAGCAATTCAATTTTTGGTGCCGAATGGATCGATTGCTTTGTTTCTAAGCTAATACAATTCCACATTCTTTCTAGTAGAATTATTAATATCTCATTTAGTTGAGTAACAGCTTTACATAGTTCAATACTTTTAATCTTATATTTTTCTGTTCCTCTTTCATCATTGTATTCAAACGAAATGTCAAACTCATCATTTGTCCCACCTAATGATTTAAATCCAATAGAATGAGGGATATGTTGAGCCTTATTTCTGTACAATTTTAAAGCACTAATCAGTTTTATATTATCCTGAAGTAACTTGTCAAGATCTTGAGATATATCATAAATTTCCCTTACTGGTAGTAATGATAACAAACCATTTTTTGATACGATTGATAATTGCTTTTTAGATTTATCATACTCGTATCCAGTTATCCTGAAAAAGCAGTCAGAAAACTCATCTGTTATATAGTAATATTTAGAAAACGCATCAATTTCAAGTGTTTTTACACCATACATGATGAAAAGTTTTTGATTCATTCTTTCAAAGAGTTTTAAATATACTAGAAAATCTGAAAGGTCTTTGTTCTCTAATGACATTTCTCTCCTCCTAACTAAATTATCAATTTTCAAAAAATCTGCCTTGTATTTTTTAATTGCCCACCTACGCGGTACCCTTC